GCCAAACGTGAACAAAGTTCAGCAGCTGTTTGGCCGCGTCGTCTGATGCGAACTGCGCAGCTGCCCAAATCGGCCAGTACGGCAGCACGCCAGCGCAGCACCCTGACTCGCTGGCCAGCTGGATGGCAGCCCCTAGCGCTGCCGCTTCTTTCTGAACGGTGGTGGTGGTGGTGGGCATGGCTCGCGCCTCAGTGGTGGTGGTTGGCCTGCTCTCCACAGGCGGGGAACAGTTCGCCCTTCCTAGCACGTGCTCTCCACAGGTGGAAAGTTCCCGGGGGTGGGGCCAGTCGTTCTCTGTAACTTTTCTTCATACTTGCGGCCAGCACCCCGGCAGCTGGAGGGCGGGGCCAGCACCCCGGCAGCTGTCACCCGGCTGGCCAGCACCTGCCAGCACCCCGCCCCGCAGGTGGCCACCACCACGCCAGCGGATCAGCAATCCGCAAGAAGCCCAGCCACCAGCAGGCGCACCCGTCGCGAGCACCACGCCAGCTGCAAGGGCAGCCCGCAGGAGGCCCGGCAAGGGCCCTGGCCACGCCCTCCCAGCCATCCGCCCTCAGCCCTCAGCGCAGGCCCCTCCCAGCGCCACCAGGAAGCGAGCAGGGGGCCACGGGGGGATTCGCCCGGCGCGCGTCAGGGACACTCCCCCAGATCACGCGACCCAAAACTGGAAAAAGCCCCTGGTGGTTCGAGGTGTGCGCGTTAGCGGGGTTTGGCAGGGGCTGGTGGTGCGTGGGCAGGGTGTGTCGCAGTGGCTGTCTGCCGGCCCTGGATTTCCTTCTCCCTCCAGTAGAGAGATCAGAGGGACTGCAAGGGCGAGTAGGTGGGAAGTGGATTGCTCTCCACCTGTGTTGCTTGAGAGTTAATCTGGGTCAGTCGAGACCCACTGCCCCCACTGGGTCGCATCCAGCGGGGGTAGCTTGAAACCTAGGTGTCACTCCTAGGAGTCGGGGTCCGTCAGCAGCACTGGTACTGACTCGATGAAGCCTAGAGAAGACGGTGATGAGAACTTCGTGATGGTCCACCAGCGCGATCTCGACTCGACCATTGCCTTGATCGGTGAACGACGCCTTGAGCTCAGGGACGCTGCTGTGTTCCTGGTGCTGCTCAACTACGTCAACTGGCGCAGCGGCCGGGCCAGTGTCACCACCAAGTACATCGCTGAGCGGCTCAACGTGAAGCTGCCCGTGGCGGTGAGTGCCATCTCCCGGCTGAAGAAGGAGAACCTGGTCTCTCGTGTCACCGATCCACGCACCGGTGAGCGCTACTTCCTGGTCAATCCATTCCTGGCCTCTGTGGGTGGGCCCAGCCGCCGCGGCCACCTGTGGCAACAGTTCGAGGCATCGCTGGAATGACACTGCCTATCTGGGTAGCCTTGATGCATCTGCTCTCCACCTGTGTACCTACCAAACGACGAGCGGATTCGTCTTGGCCTGCAGCACTACGGCTCTGATGTTCCCGATGAAGTTGTGGCTGCAGCTGAAGCAGCTTTGGCATCGCCTTGTGGAGGTGCTTGCCCTGCCCCAGCGAAGACGTCCACGAAGACACGGGCGCGGAACAAGAAGGGTGAGTTTGAGGGTGATGACCCGGTGACGACGGGCGTGAATGAGGCTTTCGTTGAGGGCTAAGGTTCCACTGCCCACCCGGGTGGTGCTGGGAGGCCCGCCATTGGCTTGTTCCAGTGGTGGTGGTTGGGAGGGCCCTTCTGCCATAGCGGTGGGAGGGCTCTCCTCGTGAATTGGGAGCCGCTGCCACCTGAGCTCTGGCCCTTCCCCCACTTCCTCTGCTACCTGCTGCGGGAGCTGAACCTGGCCGACACGCCCACCCTGCGGCAGATCGAAGTGGCGGACTGGATGGAGAACGGCCCGGACCGTTCCATCACCACCGCCTACCGGGGCCTGGGCAAGTCATTCGCATCCGGTGGCTATGCCCTGTGGCGGCTGCGGCATGACCCCTTCACCGAGAAGATCCTGATTCCGGCCGCCACGGCCGAGAAGGCCGAGGAGGTGGCCACCTTCATGGCCCGGTGCATCCGGGACGTGGACATCCTCAGGTGCCTCGAGCCGCGGCCTGATGGCCGGTCCTCGATCAAGGCCTTCGATGTGGGGCCGGCAGTGATCGATCAGAGCCCGAGTGTCCGCACTGTGGGAATCCTGAGCCCATCGCTGACCGGCAAGCGCTGCACGCTGGCCCTGCCGGACGACATCGAGACGCTGAACAACTCGATCACGCCGCTGAAGCAGGAGCGCCTGGCCCAGGCCGTGACCGAGCTTGAAGCGATCATCAAGCCCGACGACCCAGGGTTTGATCCAAACGCACCTAGGGATTACACCCAGGGCGGGGTACGGCAGATCTTTCCAAGACAGATTCGGTATCTGGGAACTCCGCACCTTGAGAGCTCGCTCTACCTACGCCTGGTGCGCGAACGGAACTACGCCATCCGGTTCTGGCCCGCGCGTTATCCCAACCCCGGCGACCCGGCGGGGGACCCGACCGATCCTGAGCGCTTTGGCCACCACGAGCTGCTGAAGCGCGAGACCCGCATGACCCGGGCCTCCGTGCAGCTGCAGTACCAGCTGAACTGCCGGCTGAGCACGTTGGACCGCTACCCGATCCGCCTGGCCGATCTGCTGGTGATGGATCTGGACGGCAAGGCCCTGCCTGAGGTGGTGGTGTGGGCCTCGAGCCCCGAGCTGCGCATCCAGGAGCTGCTGTGCGTCGGCCTGGGGGCCGATCGCTACTACCACCGTCCGGCGGTGGTAAATGGCTGGGTGCCGCAGGACGAGACGTGGCGATGCGTGCTGGCGATCGACCCCTCTGGCCGCGGCAGCGACGAGCTGGCCTGGGCAGTGATCGCCGAGCTGAACGGCAACTTCTTCCTGCTGGAAAGCGGCGGCACCACCCGTGGCTACGAGCCTGAGGTGTTGTCGATGTTGGCGGCCAGGGCGAAACGCTGGCAGGTGAACTACTGCGTGGCGGAGAGCAACATGGGCGACGGCATGTTCACGGCCCTGCTGTCACCGGCGATGGCCAAGGTGCATCCGGTGTCGATCGAGGAGGTGCGCGTCAGCCAGCAAAAGGAGCGCCGGATCGTGGACACCCTGGCCCCTCTGGTGCAGCAGCACCGACTGGTGGTGAGCAGCGAGCTGATCCGCCGGGATTACCACGATGCCGAGCGCGATCCAGAGACGGGCCACCAGCGCTCGCTGATGTATCAGCTCAGCCGCATCACCGTGGACCGGGGGTCACTGACCTTTGACGACCGGATCGACGCCACGGCGCTGGGGGTCAAGTTTTTCACTGACGCTGCAGCCCAAGACCAGGAGAAAGCCAAGGCCGCCCGTCAAGACGAGCTCGAGGACACGATGCGGCAAGCGTGGTTTGACGAGACCGGATCCAGTATTGACGCTCTGGCGCTGGGCTGGAAACCGCAGCCCAAGGCCAGGGCATTTGGCGGGGTCAGGCGGTAGCAGCGTCGTCTGAACGCACGATCGGCACCACGTTGCCCTTGTCCTTGAGGGCCGAGAAGTCGAGCTTGCTGGCCATCTTCGAGCGCAGCTTGGCGGTGTCGCTCTCGGCCAGGTTGGCAGTGATGCTGTTCTGCTTCAGCAGCTGCAGCGCGACACGCAGATCGTCGTTGCTGGTGGGGATGAGATTGCCGTCCTCATCGACACCACCGTTATCGACGCGTTCTCGCACGGTGCGGACCACCGAGGCATGGAGTTCCTCGAGTTCCTTGGCAAGGTCTGCCACGGTTACATGGGTGCAGAGTTCTCCCCATCATGCCCATCAAGGATGTGCAGTTCACAGACCAGAAGTGGCTGGACTTTTGGGAGAGCTTTAAAGGGCATGAGCATCAGGTGAAGGGGATCATCAAGCTGGGCCAGCAGATCAAAGAGGCTGACCCCTGCCTGCTAACTGATGGCGCGGAGTGGGTGGTGGATTACCGCAGCCAGCAGGCCGCGGCCCTGGTGCGCAACCCGCTGAACGTGCGGTGGCAGAGCCAGCTGGATAACAAGAGCGGCACCGGCTACCGCGAGTGCTTCTCGAGCAGTTGCGCAATGCTTGCGATGTATTGGGGAAAGGTGGCCAAGGGCGACGACGAGTACAACGCCGTCCGGGCCAAGTACGGGGACACCACCGATGCCCAGGCCCAGCTGGCGGCATTGCGGTCCCTGGGGCTGAAGGCCGACTTCTTCACCAACGGCACCCCTGCGGCCCTGGAGCGGGAGATTGATGCCGGCCGGCCGGTTGCTGCGGGCTGGCTCCATAAGGGCCATGTGAGCGCCCCCAGCGGTGGCGGGCACTGGTCGGTGGTGATCGGCTACACCACCGCGGCCTGGATCCAGAACGACCCCAACGGCGAGGCCCTGCTGCTTGCCGGCGGCTACACCGGCAACACCAAGGGGGCTGGGGTGGTCTACAGCCGCAAGAACTGGAATCCCCGCTGGATGCCCGGTGGCTCTGGCG